CATCAATCAATTTCCTTAATGTTAGGCTTATAGCTGTCGTTAAAACCACGCGATTGTATTTTAGTACGACCTAAGATTTGTTGTTTTCGTTTTTGTGACTTAGCAGTTGTTTTCAGCAGAGAGCGTAATTTCTTACGTTTCAGACTATCAGATTTGTCCTTAGCGATAGCACATTTAATACAGGTTAGTGCAATATTTCTTAGCTCATGTTTGCCGCCTAACGCACGTTGATGTAAGTGTTCTTCTCGGATGTGCCTTGGTTTAAATACTAAAGGCTCTTTACAAGTCGCGCATTTACCATCTTGCTCAATTAGTAGTTTGCCAAACTGCATTTTTGTTAGCGGTTTGTATCGAATATAATCCGGGTGCTCACTAAACTTCATCGAACAACCTCCTGAGTGCCTCTGTAGTTTCTTCATTCACAAGTTTCTGCCAGTGATGTTGTGATCTAGTATCTTTTCTGCGCTTTGCCCGGTGCAGCATCATCCTTTTAAAATAGGGGTGCTCAGTGTAAAAAGACTCTACACCATTCTTATTATATTTCTGTATTTTCACGACCATCCCCCGCGCACAATAGTATTTAACTTATGCAGCTCATTAACTGTTAATCGTGTTTTGTGCATATCAATAAGTCTATCCCAATATTTCTCCGGGATACCAATTCGCTTCCAGCTGCGAAGTGTATCAGGCTTTAAACTTGGTATTATCTCGCAGACAGCATCTTTGCCGCCTGATTTATCAATTATAGATTGTACAGTATGTTTCATTACAAACTCCTTTTTTAAAGTACATAGCACTATTCTATAAGTATATTTTTTACAATGTCTAGTAAAAATAATAACAGATTAGCTATTGCAAAGCCTTGAGTATTACTTTATGTCTAAGTCATCACAGTTTAAAAATGGAGGAAAAACGTGACTATACAACACTTACCAATACAACATTCTGCAAGCACAGCTAAAATTGCACCAGCTCTTGTTAAAGCTATTAATTCTATACAGCCAGCAAGTAAAGATGGCAGCAATCCGCACTTTAAATCTAAATATACAACTATTAGCTCACTAATTGAAGCTGCTAGGCCACATTTAGCAGAAAACGATATAACAATAATGCAAAATCAAGGTGGTATTACTGAGCGTCGCACTATGGTGTTAAGCACAAGAATATTGCACACATCCGGGGAGTGGTATGAAACATATTTTGAATCAGATGTAAAAAATTCAGATATCCACGTACTTATGAGTACAATGACTTACTGCCGTCGCGGTGGTTTAGCTGGCGCACTTAATATGTCACAAGAAGATGATGATGGTAATGTTGCATCACAAGCTAAACAAATAAAATCAATAGACTTAGAGCCATTGCTCATAGAGATATCAGAATCTATGCAAAATGACGATTTAAAAGCTGTTGCTAAAAAAATACGTAGTCTAAAGTGTAATAATGCAGACTTAGCTACACTTAAAAAAGCTTGGTCTGAGCAAAAAGCTGCTATTGTAGATGCAGAAAAAGCGGAGGCACAGTAATGAATATAATAGATGTAGAACAAGGCTCAGATGCTTGGTTTGCTGCGCGTGCAGGCAAATTAACAGCTTCACGCGTTAAAGCTTTAGTCGCTAAAACCAAATCAGGTTACAGCACAAGCCGAGCTAATATGATTACTCAGCTCGCATTGGAGCGCATGACTGGTGTAGTTGAGCCAACTTATAGCAATGCAGCAATGCAGCGCGGAACGGATTTAGAGTCGGAAGCGCGTGATTATTATGCTTTTGAACGTGATGTCTCTGTTACAGAGGTTGGTATGGTTATCCACCCGGAACCAGAATATAGCTTTATAACTTGCAGTCCTGATGGTTTACTAGGCGATGATGGGCTATTAGAAATCAAATGTCCTTTTTCTATGGCTAAAATGGTTTCATATTTAGAGAAGGATGCGCACGCTAAAGAATATCGCGTTCAACTACAAATGCAGCTGTTAGTCACAGGCAGACAATATGTTGATGTAGTTGGCTATGACCCTAGGTTTCCTGATGGACTAAAAATGGCAGTTTGCAGGGTTGAAGCAGATAAAGAGTATCAAGAAGAATTATTATCAGAAATGCTTAAAGCAAATACTGAGATAAATGAATTAATCGAAAAACTTAACAAAATGAAAGAGAGTAAAAATGTCTAGTGTAAATAAAGTTATTTTAGTTGGTAATGTTGGCAGTGACCCAGAAATTAAAACATTCAATAATGGAGGCAAAGTTGCTAACTTTTCATTAGCTACTACAGAAAAATGGCGTGATAAAAAAACACAAGAATATGTAAGCAAAACCGAGTGGTCTAAAGTAAGTGTCTTTTCTGAAGGTCTAGTATCTGTAATAGAGCGCTATGTTAAAAAAGGTGTTAAGCTCTATATTGAGGGTAGGCTACAAACACGTAAATGGACTGATAGCTCTGGCAATGACAAATATATAACTGAAGTTGTTCTGAAGGGATATGGAGGCGCATTAGTCTTGCTTGATGGTAGCTTTGCTGGTGCAGATAAACCACGTTTAGATGTTGGCGGTTATAATAAGAATGTAGTACCCGGTTTAGATGATGAGATTCCGTTTTAATGGGTCAGCACACTATACATATTACCAAGGATAAAGATAAGCTTGAATGTAAGCGTCTGATTGATTTAGCGCCTGTGGGCACGTTTGTTACATTTAAACGCAATAAACGTAGCAAAGACCAAAACTCGTATATGTGGGCGTTGTTGAGGATAGTTAGTGAACAAATGCGTTGGAATGGTAATGAGTGGCAAATAAGCAACATAGGCGGCAAATATAGCACAGAATCTTGGAAACAAGTATTTGCCTCTAGTTTATTTAAAACACAGTTTATGCCAGATTTAGATGGCGGTATGTTGCCACTTTTCCCGCGTACATCTACTATGTCAGTACAACAGCACAGTGAGTTATGTGATTTGATTAAAAACCAATGCGATAGCTGGGGTATAAATATTGAGGAAGTTGATCAAAATGAAGAATTATAAAAGAGTTGCTGGTCTTAAAAAGCGTCAATATCAACATACGCCTGTGCAAGTTTTAAATGAAATAGCTGACTCACTTTCAGAAGGTGCTGACAAGTATGGCACGTATAATTGGCGATTTGAGCGTTTGCACTACAGCGATTATTATAGCAGCACATTGCGTCATCTTTTAGCTTGGTATGATGGTGAAGATATTGATCAAGAATCAGGCTTGTCACATATAACTAAAGCTATAGCTGGGCTAGTTGTCTTGCGCGATGCAATGTTAAATGACTCTGTTATTGATGATAGAAACTTAAAGACAACTAGGCTTGATACATAATGCCTAAACATAAAGAAGATTTCGACGATAAATACTGGCGTTTATTTAGGGAGGTAGTGCTTTTGCATGAACAATGGAGGCAACACACATTGTTTTTTGATGAGCCAGAATATGTAAACTCTAAACATGATGGCGTTGATTATCCAGAAGGTAATTTTAGGGATTTATGGGCTAAGTCATTGCAGATTAGAAACATACATAATCAGATGCTTGATATGCTGCACAGATATCATGACGGCAAACCCGGTGTAAATAAAATCAAATAACGTCGGCTAGGCTTTTACCATTAATGTAGAAAAACATTGAACGCTTGCCGTTAGCATTAATGATTACATCAGCACAGGCCCATGTAGATAGACCGACTTTGTAAGGTTGTTTTAAAGTAGACACACCTGTTTGCCACGCACCTCCGCTAATACCGGGCGAATGACTATGACCTATAACAGTTTTATACATAGCATTGGCAAAGCCTTTAATACTACCTCTTGAGCCATTAGCGCCTCTATCACCATGCTGACTTACATCTATGCCTTTTATATTGGCACGTTTGTTTGCATTAACAAACTTGTAGCACCCCGGTATATATTTTTGAAACGCACACTCTAATGCTGATTTATTTTTGTAGGATATCTCCGCAAGCAATTCAGAACCTATCGCTGCATTGTGTGGCTCTTTAAGATGTCTGCCTTCATTTAAGTAACGCTCAATATGCCTGTCATGATTGCTGTCTACTATCCAATTCTCTTTACCGCCTGTTTGCACTATGTGTGCGGCAGTGTGCTTTAACTCCCACGCCAGACTGTTCATACGCATATTAAAGACTTTTATCTTATCAAGTAATTTATGGTGATGTGATATAGATACGCCATCAAATACGTCATGGAACACGTGTATATCTGGTTTAAGTCTATCGCATAAACTAGCTCTAGCTTTTAATATTACTCTATCGTGCATAGCTGCGTGGTCATCACCTCTAACTATAGCTGCTGCGTTTTCACCGGGTTGTAATCCTTCTGGTGTCCAATACTGATCTAAAAAGTAAAAACCTTTACCATCCCAAATTATCTGCGTGTGGTAAAACTTATCACCAACAAGTTTGACGTATGTTGCCGCAAATACATGATTGAATTTAGCCTTACCACCAGCTTTTGTCCTAGTGTACGTTTTACTGGTACAGCTACCTGTGGTTTGTAGCATTTTAGGTAGTTCATCACCCGGTGTTGCTGCCAAACGCAAGTGCAGTGATGTAGCGCCATATACAACAGACCTCTGGCCGCTATGAGCCTGCATACCAGATAAAGGGTCTACAGCAGTAGCTGTTAGGCGCAATCCAGATACCATGAATGACTTGCTAAGTATAAGGTCATCGAGCAATGCATAGTTATGTATAGCAACAGGCCATTGATAATCTTTTTTTGCAATCAGTGTATTGTGTCTGTACTTTAGAGGAATGATTAACAGCTGGCTTTTATGATGCTTGCTAAACAACTCTAGCGTATCAAAAAACTTTTGGTTTAATGTGCTGTTATTTGTTGCAGATGTTATTAAAAATGACTTATACTTCTTTGCAGCTTTTGTATCTAAGTTGCTCGGACACTCTACGTCACTTGTTTTGTATTTGGGATTATGTGGCTCTAACTTTATACCAAGTATACTTTGTGTGTTGCTTTTATGTTGCCGCATCGCACGTTCTGTATTTGTGCTTATGCCAGCCTTACGCATAGCATCAGCAAGTGATGTGCTGTTAGGCCAAACTTCTGCTATTTTTTTAGCGCGTTCAATACTTGTGTGTGTTTTCATTACGCAGTTCTTTTGTAATGCTCATCTTCATAACTAGTATTCTGACCTCGGCTACCAAACCACCAGCCTATGACCATTGCCGTCATGTTGACAAGAGCTAAATCAAAAGGATTTGCAAGCATCTGGTCAAACGCTGTGCCAATCAATGCTACTTGGTCATTCAAGTTAGTTACATCTTGCGTTAGCTTATCTGTAATAGCGTAGTATTCGCTAGTACGGATACTAGTCATTAGTACAAGATACCAGGTTATGCCTGGCCTG